GGGAATCGGTTTAGTGGAATTTGGGAAGAATTCGATGATGCTTATGCCATATGGCAATGCCATCCGCTGTTCCCCCCTGATCGGTTTTACATCGATACGGCTGCGACAAAATTCATATACCTCAGCGGTCCTGTGCCCCATTGCATCGATCAATGTCATCTGGATAACATAGTCCTGATTCTTGATATCCTGATATCGCCCATAAATGATCTGCTCTAGAGCCTCTTCCGTATCCACAAATCCCTCCCTAACAAGCCATGATTCTAGCTTCCCGGCTACTGCATTCCCCCAGGCCCGGACCACATAATACCACCCGTTGTCCTGTGTATCCACGCCGCAAGTCAGTGCCAATACTCCATCAGACGGCACGAGGCCACGCGGCCGGTCATCCTTCATTGCCAGGATGGATGATTCTTTGCGATCTTCCGTTTTTCGCTTCCACGGCTCTGCAAACCATGAGTTCACCACGTTCATGAGCTTCTCACCAAAAGGCTGCGACTTGACAAACACCTCGGCGATATCTCCCCATCCGAGCCATGGGCTGTAAAATGACGGCAGATGAAAACCGACGGAACGTGGCGACAACGGCTGGTTCCCCCTGGGTCTCCACTCACCGGCGCCTATCATTTGGGGGCGATGCATGTCCGTAATCTGCCGACCACATGCCTCACATGCATACCATGCTGTATCTCTCACTTTGGCCGGATAAAACGCATCTTGTCGATCCAGGCTCTCCGGCCATTTGATCTGTCCGAACTTCAGAGTCTGCATTTTACCGCAATGAGGACAGGGCACGTGATAGTCATAGACCACATCGCAGATCGAGAGCTCTCGAGTAATCTGTCCATCCTCGATCGTCGGAGTTGATATGATCACGGTCTTGCGGTTCCAAAAAGT